CCGCGCAGAAGTAGTAGCCGGTGGTGTGGTAGTAGTACGGCGACCGCAGCCACCAGACCGCCGCCGTTCCGGTGGCGGAATGTTTATTGGCAACTTTGCTGTTACCCGCTTTGAAGTAATCGTACTGTGCCTGATAGTTCGGCTCCGCATCATTGCAATACTGATGCGTTGCAAAGACCTCATACTCGGACAGCAGGAACAGATAATCCGTGGTAGAGGACACGTTGCTGGCGGTATTGCCGCCACCCTTATTATCCGTATACTTCGTGCAGGACTTCATCACCGCCCGCAGGTCGGCGGGGAGTGCAGCCAGCAACGTGTTGGCGGTCGGGCTGGTGGGAGAACTTGCGCTACCCAGTACCTTGCTCCGCATCTGACTGCTCCCCCAGCCGCCAGAGTTCGTGTTGCTGGTGTTCATCGTGAACGCGCCAGACGTAGAAGTCGTGCTGCTATAGTTGCTGTCCACCAACCCCACAAATTTACTGCTGATCTTACCCAACAGAAAGTGGATGCGGTTGCCGCCCTCCTTGCCGGAATTGTGGTTGAAACCGATGATAAAGGCATCAACTTTCAAGCTGGAGATCGTAGTTGCGCCCACCTTGCCATTGATGGTTACGGACTTCGTGGCACCAACAGACCAGTAGTTTGCACCCTGCCCAGCATCGCTGACAGCCTTGATGACTGCCCAGCTGTTGCTGCTGAGCGTTTTGGACACCAGCGTAACGGCCACCGTGAAAGTCTTGCTGGACGGTGCAGTATAGTTGGTATCTGCACCCACATTGACCGTAATAGTGGCACTGCCGGTCGCCTTTGCGGTCACCGTGATGGTGGTGCCGGAAACACTTACCGTTGCAATGTTCGTACTGCCAGAGGATGCGGTCACCGTACCGCTGCCCGGCCGCGTAACAGTGATGGTGCCAGAGGTTTTCGGGTAGGTCAGGCTCAGACTGCTTGCGGACAGCGTAATACTGCCGGTCGCCTTGCCGATCGTCCACGAAGCGCTCTTGGCCGTAGTCGTCCCATCCGACCACTTATAATTGGAAGTCGGGGTAAAGGTGGCGCTGTAGCTGCCAGCGTTGGTTGCGCTGCTCGTGCCACCGATCGTCAGCTGAGAACTGTTATAGTTGCTCCACGACGGGGACTGCGCCGAGCCATTGTAAGTCACGCTACCGGTCTGTGCCGGCACATTCTTGACCTCGGCTCGGCCGATCGTCCACGACACACTCTTGGCTTCCTGCGTGCCGTCCGTCCAGACATACTTGCCGATGGGCGTAAACGTGGCCGTATAGGTGCCAGCATTGATGCCGGAGGTCACGCCCCCGATCGTCATCATGCTGCTGTCATAGCCTTTCCATGTGGGATTCTGGGTGGAGCCGGTATAGGTCAGGCTCCCGCTCTGGGCGGGCACGGCCTGAATCGTCAGGGTCAGCACAGAAAGCGCATCAATGGCTTCCTGCACATTCGCCGCCGAAATTCCGGACTTGCTGTTGTCATAGGAAATATCTGCCGCAGTGCCGCCGGACGAACCGCCGCCACCACCAGCATTAAAAGGACCCCATGCCATAAGATTAACCCTCCTTTGCCGCTGTCGCGGCCGTGATGATGTGGTACTGCGCCGAAATCGCAGCTGTGGGCACCGATGCCGCACGGAGCCGGAGGATGCCGGCACGGCTTTCCGTCGCAACAAAATTTGCCGCTCGTGCAACTGCGCTGCTCGCCGGGACAACATCCACCGCCACATAGTCAGCCGCCGTTAAGCCGCTGATTGCAATGTCGATGTAGTTCGTATAGCCGGGAACACTGCTGTCAGTTTTCCAGCCAGCTGCAGGGATAGAAAAAGAAACGAACTCCGTTTTATCCGCTTTTACTTCATCCATTTCATCCAAAGCAGCGGCCGCGGTATCAGCCACCTGTGCCGCCCGATCTTTTGACTTCTGGGACACCGCCCGAAGCTGGGAAAGGGTCGTGAGCTTTTCGCTCAATAGGATCACCTCCCGAAAAAAGGAAGCGGCGGGACATCCCCGCCGCTATCCATGCTTATGAACTTACTCGCCGTAGACCTCGGCCAGCATTTCAGAAACCTCGCTGTCGGTGGCAATGCTCATGCCATCCAGCTTGCTCTTGTCGGCAGCGGCCATCAGACCGTCAGCTGCGGCAGTAGCCTTGCCATAGGTGGTATCCTTCGCAGGGATGCCCAGATTGGTGATGTCATCCTTGGTCACAGGAGTGGTGGCGGTCACATGGCCCTCTTCATCCACGGTGGTCTTGTACAAGCCGCTTGCAGCAGCGGTGTGGGTGGGATGGACATACTTGTTTGCGCCAGCCGCAATGCCATCCAGCTTATCCTTGAGAGCCGCAGTGAAGTTCTCGTCAGACAGGCCCTTGCCCGCTTCTTTCTCCACATAGCCGGACAGGTCAACGAAACCGGCCAGCACATCATACTTGTAGGCATCGCCGACCTTGACCACCACGACATTGGTGCCCTTGGGATATTTGTTGCCTGCACCCTCAACGAAGTTCGCGGTAGTGGTGAAAGCATCGGTGACATTGTACACATTGCCCAGAATGCTCTCAGACAGAGAGGGCAGTTCAGCAAAGGCCACAGCGCCAGCAGGCTTGTAGACAGCGCTGATCTTGGCGTTGATCTCATCCTTGGTGTAGGCATTGGTAATGCCGTAACCGTCCAGAGTAGTTGCCTTGTCAGCCTTGCCCTCCAGAATTGCCGCCAGAGCTTCATCGAGATCTGACTGAGAAACCTTTGCCTTGAAAGCCAGAGCGGCCAGCCCCTTGATTGCAACATCAGCACCGTTCACGGAAATACTACCGTTCTTGGAGCCGGTGGCGATCAGGATGTCAACCATCTTATTGGCGATAGACAGCGCAGTGCCGTTCACCTTGACCCCCTCAAGGACGTTGGCCTGAGAACCAACATTCTCCAGAGTATCAACACGCGCCGCCAGAGCATCAGCAACCTCTTTCTGCTTGGTGCCCAGTGCCTTCAGGTCGTCCAGTTTTGCCAGATGTTTTCCATTGTAAGCCATAATAGTTATCCTCCTGTTTTTTCGGTGATTTACTCACCATAAATTTCTTTCAGCATTTCGGAAGTATCATCCGAAGTTGCAATCTGATCCTCGGACACCTTTGCATTGGCCGAAATCGTGCCGTCTTCGGTCACTTCGATTCCGTTACCAATCTTAACGTGTCCCAGCTGTTTGCGGGTCGCAACGGTCAAGTCACTCTCTCCACCCCTTCCCTTGCCAAACAGAATGATGCAAGTGGAAATGTCTGCGGCGGGGATTTCCTTGGAGTAGAACTTCACCACTCCATCCCCGGTTTCGCATCCGTTCACGACACCCGCATCTTCGGCAATATGAAAACTTCCCAGCAGAGGTGCGCCGCTCGGAATGAGGGCGCTCGTACTGTCGGGAAGTTCTGCGGTATAGATATAGCTGTAGTCCGGGCTTTCTTCATCAGCCTGTTCCCAGCCCGATGCAGCCAACGTCAGAAAGTATGTACCGTAGTACCCACCGCTGCCATGTTCCGCAATCTCCTTGCGAATCATAGTCTCAACAGTCTTCTGATCCATGATCTGACCGGACTCCTCCAGCTTCTTCATGGCGGAACCCACTGCATCCATGATGATGCCGGCATGAGCTTCCGGGTCTTCATTGTGCCGCTGGAGCAGGTCATTTACTGCCGCCACCGTTGCAATGGCTTCCGGGTCGATTGCCGCCGTCACGGTATCAACATCACCAACGGCGGCGATCAGATCAATGGTAGCCAGCTTGCCCACAATCGAACTTGCCGGGCGGATCCATTCAGGTTCATTTTCCAGCACGAGATAGGTATAAGGGACTTCGCCCTCATCGGGGTCTTCTGCATAAAGGACAACCGCCGTGCAGTAGAAGCCCTTGTCCACATTTGCCGAGTTGATCTGCACCGTGACCTGGCACTCACCATCCACCGGGTTGGTGATGCCCGCAATCACGGCATCCATGACATAATCGGCAGGCTCCGTCATGGTTTTCGGGGTCTTGTCGTCCGGGATATTGCCCTTGCCCACGGCCACCCGCGTGTATTTCATCGCACAGCGGCCAGCA